AGCAGTGCAGGCAAAGTTTGATGCCCTGTCTAAGATTGCCTCTAGTGGTGACGGACAAGCTGCTAGTGCTGCTGTAATGGCTTTGGCATTAACAGGTACCCCTAACTCACAGCCTATTCCACAGAAGTCTGAGGCTATCCAGTGGGCATCTATCCTAGCATCTCCTGTGACCTCTCTGGGCATGATGTGGATGCAGGCAGACTCATCTAAAACTATGGCCCGTTACAACTCACAGGTTGATCTGGCACAGGTAGCTGCAGATGCACAAACACAGCAGGCACTCTACGGCAGTTTCTCTGACATCTCTAGCGCAGGGTTTACTGCTGTAGGCAACGTAGACTACACGCCGTTTATTGACGGGATGGTTGACTTAGGTACTGCGGGTATTGACGGTGCAATAACACTAGGCACAGCAGGGTTTGACTCTAATGTGACTCTAGGCACAGCAGGTATCGACGGTGTGGTTGACGTAGCTACTACAGGAATAACAGGGGTATCTGGAGTTGCTACTGTAGGCTACGAAACTATGTTACTAATGGATCAAGGCAACAACACACTAACTAACAGCGTATGGAACGATTACGTAACCTCTATTGAAGAGATCATGGGCAACCTGCCTAACGTAGTTTGTTCTGCCACAGGTGGAGAATTGAGTAGTTCTGTAACCTGTGACTGATCTTAACGTACAACTGTTGCCTTGGCAGCAGGAAGTCTACTCTGATCCTACACGGTTCAAGGTAGTAGCGGCTGGGCGACGGACAGGGAAGTCACGCCTCGCTGCATGGATGCTTATTATTAATGCACTACAGGCCGATAAAGGTCAAGTTTTTTACGTTGCGCCTACTCAGGGACAAGCCCGTGATATTATGTGGCAAACCCTGTTAGAGCTAGGAAACCCTGTTATCTCAGGTTCACATATTAATAACCTGCAGATCAAGCTGGTCAACGGGGCCACAATTAGTCTTAAAGGAGCCGATAGGCCAGAGACAATGCGTGGTGTTTCCTTGAAGTTTCTTGTGATGGACGAGTACGCAGATATGAAGCCCGAAGTATGGGAGCAAATTCTTCGTCCAGCGCTGGCTGACCAAAAAGGTTCAGCTATGTTCATAGGTACTCCTATGGGCCGTAATCACTTCTACGAACTGTACAAAATGGCAGAACTAGGAGATGACGAAACGTACAAAGGATGGCACTTTACAAGCTATGACAATCCTATCCTAGACCCAGACGAAATTGACGTTGCTAAAAAATCAATGTCATCCTACGCTTTTCGCCAAGAGTTCATGGCATCTTTTGAGGCTAGAGGCTCAGAGATGTTCAAAGAAGATTGGATACATTACGGAAAAAAACCAGAAGAAGGTGATTACTACATAGCAGTTGACTTAGCAGGTTTTAATGAAGTTGGCAAAAAACAAACAAAGAATACTAAACTTGATGAAACCGCAATCGCTGTTGTTAAAGTTAATCCTGATGGTTGGTACGTTGATAACATTATACATGGGCGGTGGGGTTTTGATGAGACTGCCACCAAAATATTTCAGGCCGTTAGAGACTACCGACCCATTAGTGTTGGTATTGAAAAAGGAATTGCACGACAGGCGTTGATGTCTCCTCTTACAGATTTACAAAAACGCTACAATAAATTTTTCAGGGTAGTAGAATTAACTCACGGTAATCAGAAAAAGAACGATAGGGTAATGATGGCTTTGCAAGGACGTTTTGAAAACGGTAGAGTTACATTAAACAAAGGAACGTGGAATAATACATTTATGGATCAGTTGTTTCAATTTCCTGATCCATTAACACATGATGATTTAGTAGATGCACTGGCTTACATAGATCAGTTAGCAAAAGTAGCATACAGCTACGAATTTGAAATTGACGATCATCAAATACTTGACATAGTAGCAGGGTACTAACATGGCAAACGATCTTGAAAAGCTTGACCCTTTAATGATTCAAGAGTCATTAGAAGAGTGGGTAATCAACAAGTGTGAAAACTGGCGCGATTATTACCAATCTAATTACGAAGAAAAGTTTGAAGAATATTATCGTCTTTGGCGAGGTCAATGGGACCCAGCCGATTCAGAACGAGAATCAGAACGCTCAAGAATTATTTCTCCTGCACTTCAGCAGGCTGTAGAATCAAACGTAGCAGAACTAGAAGAAGCTACATTTGGTAGAGGTAAATGGTTTGATATCTCTGACGATTACGGAGATCAAGAACGTCAAGATGTTCAGTACCTACGTAACAAATTAACAGAAGATTTTGAAAACACAAAAGTCCGTAAGGCGGTTGCTGAGTGTTTAATTAACTCTGCAGTATTTGGTACAGGTGTAGCAGAACTTGTACTTGAAGAAATAAAAGAAATGTCCCCCGCTACTGAGCCACTTATGGGTGGTGAACTTACCGCTGTTGGTGTAAATATTACTGACAGAGTAGTAGTTAAAATGAAGCCAGTACTTCCTCAAAACTTTTTGATTGATCCTGTTGCTACAGAGATTGAAGACGCAATGGGTGTAGCTATTGACGAATTTGTCAGTATGCATCAAGTAGAGCTTTTACAAGAGCAAGGAATTTATAGAGATGTTTATATTGAGTCTGCTGCTCCTGATACAGAGTTAGAACCAGATCAAGACCTTACAATTTACAACGACGACAAAGTTCGTTTGACAAAATATTATGGTCTTGTTCCTCGTGAGCTTCTTGAAGAGGAAGGAGAAGAAGTAGAAGGTGACAGCCAGTACATAGAAGCTATTGTTGTTGTAGCTAATGGTGGTACGCTTTTAAAAGCAGAAGCAAACCCTTACATGATGAAAGACCGCCCTATAGTTGCTTTTGCTTGGGACGTAGTACCCGGACGTTTTTGGGGAAGGGGTGTATGCGAAAAAGGCTACAACAGCCAGAAAGCTCTTGACAGCGAACTACGCGCACGTATTGATGCCTTAAGTCTTACTGTCCATCCAATGCTTGCTATCGACGCTACACGGCTTCCTAGAGGTGCTAAACCTGAAGTACGTCCCGGCAAGATGATTCTTACTAATGGAGATCCTCGTGAAGTACTTCAACCGTTCAATTTTGGACAAGTTGATCAAATTACTTTTACGCAAGCTCAAGCGCTTCAACAAATGGTACAACAAGCGACAGGCGCTGTGGATTCCGCAGGCATCGCTGGACAAGTCAATGGTGAAGCTACTGCTGCTGGGATATCTATGTCTCTCGGTGCAATTATTAAGAGACATAAGCGCACCCTTATAAATTTTCAGCAGTCTTTCTTGCTGCCGTTTGTACGCAAAGCAGCGCATCGCTATATGCAGTTTGATCCTGAAAACTATCCTGTAGCTGACTACAAATTTAATGCTACGTCTACTCTAGGTATTATTGCTCGTGAGTACGAAGTCACACAGCTTGTACAGTTACTACAAACAGTTCAGCAAGACAGTCCTGTTTATCCAATTCTTATTCAATCTGTAATCGACAACATGAATTTAGCTAATCGTGATGAAATGCTTCAAACAATGCAACAAGCTATGCAGCCTGATCCACAAGCAGAGCAAATGCAACAGCAAGTACAACAATCTCAAATGGAGTTTCAGCAAAGTCAAACAGCAGCCTTGTCAGCACAAGCCGCTGAGTCGCAAGCTAGAGCAGATAAGTACAAAGTAGAAACTCAACTTGCTCCTGAAGAATTGCAAATTGACAAGATCGAAGCAATAACACGTAACTTACGCGCAGGCGACGAAGATGATAAAGAGTTTGAGCGTAGATTAAAAGTTGCGAATACTTTACTTAAAGAAAAAGCAATAGAGAATCAAAAAAATGTTAATGACAGATCAAGAGAAGAAAATTCTTCAGGACCAAATCAACTCAGCCTTCAAGAAGCACCTAGACCAATTAACAGTATTGGAGGACCGGATCAAGGCTTTGGAGGAGGTTTTCAATGAAAACAAAAGATCCAAGACTAAAACGAGCGGGAGTAAGCGGGTTCAACAAACCAAAGAGGACTCCTAATCATCCTAAAAAGTCTCATGTAGTTGTGGCTAAGGAAGGAGACAAAGTAAAAACTATACGCTACGGACAACAAGGCGTTAGTGGTGCTGGTAAAAATCCTAGCACTCCTAAAGAAAAAGCAAGACGTAAGTCATTCAAGGCTCGCCATGCTAAAAACATAGCTAAAGGTAAAATGTCTGCAGCTTACTGGGCAAACAAATCTAAATGGTAAGGAGAAAGTTATGCCAATGGTCGGAAATAAAAAGTACGCATATACAGCCAAAGGTAAGGCAAAAGCTAAGGCTGCTGCTAAGAAAACGGGCAAAAAAGTAAAGAAAGCTAAAGGATACTAACATGGCTAAACGCGGTCTATACTCTAATATCAACGCAAAACGTAAGCGTATTGCTGCAGGGTCTGGTGAAAAGATGCGTAAACCGGGGGCTAAAGGTGCGCCTAAAGCATCAGCGTTTAAAAAAGCAGCTAAGACAGCAAAGAAGCGGTAAAAATAACATTAAATAAATCTTGACTTTAGTTATAAAATATGGTATAATATATAATATATAGTTCTATAGAGACAACCTAAGAGGCCTCAAGTGGATAAAGAAACAGAAGAATATTTTAATACATACTTTAATCTTTTTCGTAATGATGGGTGGAAAGTATTAGTTAAAGAACTAACAGCAAATGCGTTGCATATTAACAACGTACAAATACTTAAAGATGCGAATGATATGCATTTTAGAAAGGGACAACTAGATATTCTAGCCTCTGTTATAAACTTAGAAAATACAATCAATACGAGTTATTCAGAAGCAAAAGACGATGATTAAAGTATTTGATTTTAAATGTACTAATGGTCATATTTTTGAAGAATTTGTAGAAGCAGGTAAAACATCTAGCAGGTGCGGATGTGGAGCCAACGCTACAAAAATTGCATCAGCTACTCAACACATCCTTGATGGTGCTTCTGGGGATTTTCCCGGCAGGCACATGAAATGGGTACGTGAGCATGAGAAAGCAGGGCAAGCTAAACGGGAATCCTAAAGGGCAACTCCCATAATAATCACTCCATAACCGATAGGCGGGGTAAGTTTAAATGTCACGAGCGACACTAATTGACGAGCGTCCTGAAGAAGAAGAAGAAGCTGCAACAACAGAAGAACAACTTCTTGAACCTCTTGAAGAAGAAGAGCCAACTCAAGAAGAACTAGAATTTCCAGAAAAGTATCAAGGTAAGTCTGTCGAGGATCTTGTACAGATGCACCAAGAGCTTGAAAAGTTTTCAGGCAAACAGAGTACGGAAGTAGGTGAGTTACGTTCAGTTGTTGATGGTTATATTCAGACACAACTCGCACAGAAAGAACAAGCACCGAAACAAGAAAGCGAAGACGTAGATTTCTTTGTAGATCCAAAGACTGCTGTTCGTCAGGAAATTGAGAACCATCCTAAGATTAAAGAAGCGGAGGCGTATTCGCAAGAATACAAAAAGCAAAGTGCTTTAGCTTCTCTTCAGAATGTCCATCCAGACATGAACGAGATCATAAAAGATCATAAGTTTGGGGAATGGATTAAAGCATCTAAGATACGTTCTCAGTTGTTTATACAAGCAGACCAAGCATACGACTACGAGGCAGCTAACGAACTGTTTAACCTCTGGAAAGAGCGTAATCAAATAGTTCAACAAACTGCTCAAGCAGAAAAAGCTGCTCGTCGTGGTTCAGTTAAGTCGGCTAGTACAGGCAATGCCAGAGGAACAGGAGAAGGAACTCGTAAGAAAACATATCGTCGCGCTGACATTATTAAACTTATGAAAACTGACCCAGAGCGTTATCAGTCCATGTCGGACGAGATTTTACAAGCTTACGCCGAGGGTCGAGTTAAATAGCCTAAAGGAGAATTATCATGGCTACTGGACGATATCCCGGCGGCGTTGCCGCTAACACAGTATCAGGCGTAACTGCGTCTGCAACTTTCATCCCAGACATTTGGTCGGATGAAATTATAGCCGCTTATCAGAAAAGCCTCAAGTTGGCTCCTCTTGTAAAGCGTATGTCTATGACAGGTAAGAAAGGCGATGTGATCCACATTCCTAAGCCTATTCGTGGTGCAGCGTCTGTAAAAACAGAAGCTACTGCAGTAAACATTCAATCAAACGTCGAGCAAGAACTGACTATCGCTGTTGATCGTCACTTTGAGTATTCACGTTTAATTGAAGACATTGCTGAAGTACAGGCTCTTGCTTCTATGCGTCAATTTTACACCGAAGATGCTGGCTACCAGCTTGCTTTAAAGGTAGATACAGATTTGCACTCAGCAGCTACTGGCTTTGGTGATGGTGGTGCTATTGTTTATTCTAACGATGTAGCAAGCACTGACTACGTTCACACTGGTTGTTTTTATAACAACGCTGGCGTTCCTACTGCTTATGCTGTAGACACTGTAGAAGATACTGACGTATTTACTGATGCTTTTTTGCGCGGTATGATTCAGAAAATGGATGACAATGACGTTCCTATGGACAACCGTTGTCTGCTGGTTCCACCTTCTTGTCGCAAGCAAATCATGGGCATTGATCGCTACGTGTCTTCTGACTTTGTAGGGGGTCGTGGTGTTGAATCAGGCTTGATTGGTAACCTGTACGGCGTAGATGTATACGTTTCATCTAACTGTCCTGTTATCGAAACTGCTTCTGATAACACTTCTACTACTAGCGTTCAAGACGTTCGTGCTGGACTTTTCATGCACAAAGACGCTATTGTGATGGCAGAGCAGATGGCTGTACGCTCTCAGACTCAGTACAAGCAGGAGTACCTGTCTACGCTGTTTACGTCTGACACTCTGTACGGTATCCAAGTATTCCGTCCTGAAGCTGGTTTTGTTCTAGCTCTGACTGACGGTTAATCGCTGTACCTATGGGGGCTGCAATGGCCCCCTTTTTCATTTGTTTTTTCAGGAGTAGTCTATGCCTATTTATCGTGGTGATGGCGGGAGCGGTGATTCAACTACAGACGCTTACGCCTCTCAAGTAGCGCTAGACGCAGCTGACGCGGCTGATTCAGCAAATCAAGCAGCCTCCAGTGCGACAGCCGCTGCTGCAAGCGAGACTGCTGCTGAAACCGCAGAAACAAACGCAGAAACTGCAGAAACCAACGCTGTCGCTAGTGCGGCTGCTGCTTTGGCTTCTGAAACTGCAACAATAAATTTTAATACTAATCTGGTAGTCACAGCCTCTGGTTTATCAGAAGGGGCATCTCCTACAGTATCTTATAACGATACCACGTATACCATGTCTTTTGGTATTCCCGTAGGGGCTACAGGTGCCACTGGTGCAACAGGTGACGGGTTTACTGGAGGAAGCTACAACGCATCTACTGGTGTTGTTACTTTTACATCAGATGATGGACTAGGGTTTTCTACAGGAGACTTAAGAGGTGCTGATGGCGCTGACAGTATTCAACTAACTGATCTGTCTGTTACAACCAATGCTGTAGGTACAGCAGCACTTAGCTACAACAATACATCTGGTGTATTTTCTTATACACCTCCTGATCTTACTTCTTTTATTACTGCGTCTAGCACCGACACACTTACTAATAAGTCAGGCAACATCAGCCAATGGACTAACGACTCTGGCTACATCACTAGCTATACAGAAACTGACACGCTTGATTCAGTAACAGGCCGTGGTGCTACGACTACTAACGCTGTAACGGTAGGCAATCTAACCTCTACAGGCATCGACGATAACGCCACTAGCACTGCGATTACGATTGATTCTAGCCAAGAGGTTGGAATTGGCGTAACAGCACCCCAAGCTCCTTTTCATGCAAGAAAAAGTATCGGAGTTGCGACTGAGTTAGAAGTTGGTAGATTTGAAGCATACCTTACTGGTGGAACAATTGGGCAACAGATTTTAAAAATACTAGAAAACAATCTCGCTAGTGCTAGTGGTGGTCAATATTCTCGGTTTGAGTCTGTATTTATTAATAGTGTCGGGTCTACGTTAGACGCAGGCTTTGAGTTTGGTGGCAACTCTGCTGGTAGCTATTTGATAGAAGGAACAGCAGACTCCATACTGACCTTACGATCTACCGACGATGGCCCTCTGTACATGGAGTTTGAGCGCGGCACTGACCGACACGCTTATATGGGCTTTGGAGGGTCTAACGATACATTCAAGATTTGGAACGAAGAATCTGGTGGGTTAATTCAATTTGGAACCAATAACACAGAAGCTGTCCGAATTGATGAAAATCAAGATACCATTTTTCGTGGAAAGGTAGAACTAGATAACGGCGCGTCATTTGGTATCGGCGGCTCACAACAGCATACTGATTTCTTAGGCGGCTCCAGTGATGGAACGTCTGACGATGGGACTTTCGCCTTTTATGCAGGCAGAACCTTTAACGCTGGAGCAGGAGTAGTTTTATACGGCGATGACCATGCTAGCAATCCTAATCAAATCAGGTTCTACAACAATGCGTTTGTAGAGCGTGCGCGTTTTGACGCTAATGGCCGATTAGGGCTTGGTACTCAATCTCCTTCCACAGAGTTAGACGTTCGCGTTGCTGATGGAAGTGGTATAAATGTTGTTGGTGGCACAGGCGCGGTTGGCGAGGACGCATACACTTTTTATCAAAGTGGTCGCGCAAGGTTTGGTTATGACGGCGCTAAAGGCGCTGTTTCAATTAGTGATTACAACTCAAGTGGCAGTACGACCAGCAAAGCAATTGTGTTTGAATCAGGTGGCGCGGAAAGGATGCGGATCGCGGCTGACGGAGCTGTTCAATTCCAAAGCGCTATTGAAGAACAACAGTACAACCTTACAGGTACGGCGATTAACCCTAACAACGGCACGATTCAGTACAAGACCCTGTCGAATAACACCACGTTTACAAAGTCCTTTTCCAATGGTGAATTTGTAACGCTGATACTTACTCCCGTTTTTAACTCTACCGCGACTTGGCCCACGATTTCATGGGTTGGCGGGTCTGCGCCTGTACTTGTAAACGGTGACGCTAACATAATTGAGCTATGGCAAGTTAGTGGAACGCTTTACGGCGCTTATGCGGGTTCTGCCTAATGTTACGAAACAGAATAATCAGGGCGTCAAATTTAGGTTTTGATTATGAGTCTCCTTACGGATCTCCTACCGCAACGGGCTCTTGATGCGGAGTTTACAACCCTGTCAGACCGTGGGCTTATTATGGAAGCTGGCGCAGCAAGAGGGATGGCTTGGGGTGTACTTGGCGATGGTTCGTCCGTAAAAATGAGAGCTAGAGCTTACAGCGGCACTGGCCTTTGGTCTGCTACAAACACTTCATCCTCAAAGCTAGAAGTTGATATTACTAAGTATATAGGCCGTTTTAATACTTTTTATTTAACGGGTGATGTATCTATATCTTCTATTTCTCTATGGGTTCAAGCGGGGGGAAAAGGAAGTGTGTCAAATTTAGTTTTACTAGGCACTGATACGGGCCTTGGCGGAACAAACGCTTATGGGGGTGCAGGCGGTGGTTATGGAACGTCATCAGGGAATATGCCCGATATATCTGACAATGGAACTGGCGGAGCGTCAAACAATAGTTACGAATCAATTTATCCCAGCCCTTCTACTGCAACTTGGTATAAAGAACTGAGAGAGAGAACGAGAGGAAGCTACGATTTTTCTAATTTTGGTAGCAGTTTTGACCGCGTTTAAGGAAAGAGGTTATAAATGAATTATGTAAAAATACAAGACGGTACTCCGGTTCCTTACAGTTTTGAGGAGTTACGTTTCGATAATCCTAATGTTTCCTTTACGTTTCCTCCTTCCTCAGAATCTCTTGTTGATTTTAATGTTTATCTTTTAAATCAAGATGATTACCCAGAAGGCTTTGATGTTATAGATTCGGGGCCGATTGAAAACCGCGACGGAGAGTGGTGGCAAACGTGGATAGGGCGGGCTTCTACACCAGAAGAGTATCGTCCAGAAATGGTTGTAACAATGCGTCAAGCTAGGCTGGCTTTATTGTCAGCAGGTAAGTTGTCTCTCGTTAATGCGGCAATTGCAGGTTTGCCAGAGGGTGAAAAAGAAGCCGCTGAAATACAGTGGGAATATGGCTCTGAAGTAGAGCGCCTGTCTCCCCTCGTTGTAGGTCTTATGCCTGCACTAGGGATGTCAGAAGAAGAGATTGATGCTTTGTTTGAGCTTGCTAGGACTCTTTAATGATGGTAGAAGATAACAGGTTAGACCGCATTGAGCAAAAGTTAGACAAACTAACTGAAGCTGTATCTCAGATTGCTCGTGTTGAGGAACAACTTCTATCTTTGTTTAAACGTATGGATAGGCATGAGAAGCGTCTAGACGAGCAAGAGGATGATATTCAGCAGCTAACAACTGAAGTAATAGCTAACTCTTACTCCGTAAAAGCAGGCGAGCGTTTCTTTTGGATCGGTGTAGCAGCCGCTGCATCAGCAATAGGATATTTATTAAGGTAATAATATGGCTACTATTAAATTAAAAAACGGATTAGGTACTCCTACTACAAGTAATTTAGTAGATAAAGAAGTAGCTATTGATCTTACTAATAAACGATTGTATGTACGTAATGCAAGTTTTATTCAAGAAATAGGTGCTACTCCTACTAGTATAACAACAGGCAATATAACAGCAACAGGAACAATTAACTTTGCTAATCTTCCTACATCTTCTTCTGGTCTTAGTGCAGGAGATTTGTGGAATGATAGCGGTACAGTTAAGGTAGTCTAATATGTGGCAAGCACTTATATCACCTATAGCTAATCTTCTTGGGCAAGCCCTCAAGAATAAAGCTGAAGAAAAAAGTGCTATGCATGAGGCTAAGATGCAAGTTATACAGAACACTGCGTCTTGGGAACAGCTTATGGCTTCTGCCAGTGCTACTTCGTGGAAGGATGAGTGGTTTACATTGTTGCTCTCAGCGCCTGTGGTTGCGCTTATGTGGGGTATTGGGATGAATGACGTAGAGATTATAGACCGCATTGGTCTTGCCTTTGAGGAGCTTAACAGGCTTCCTGATTGGTATCAGTATTTGTTATTCATGGCAGTATCTGCATCCTTTGGTATTCGTGGCGCTGACAAGTTGCTCGCGTTAAAAGGAAAAAAGTAGATGGACGAAGAGTTAGACATACTTCAAGACACTACTCAAGAGCAGGCAGACTCTGAAGAAGTTGTCGATAACGCCCGTTACAATGACGAAGGCGAGCGTTTGTATTATTGGGTTCCACCTAGTGAGCTAGGCGATGGCCCTATTGGCGGCTCCACCCCTGAAAGCGCTCAAAGAGAGCTATACAAAGATAGTGGTGGTTATTACACAGAGGCTGAGATCCGTTCTGCATGGGATGCTGATGAAGGGATGGGCTATCTCAAAGAGCAAACTGATTGGGATAACTACTGGGGCTACCTTTCAGAACGTCAAGACCTTATTGATGACGGCACAATCTATGATGCCACTGGCTCAGCAGACGCAGGAAGGCAAAACAGGCAAGACTTCCTTGAAGCTAATGGCGGTCTTCAAGCACTGGGCGGTGCCAAGGCAGGTGTTGGTGCTATGGGGCAGTTGCGTACTGAAGGTTACAACGACTACTACCAAAGCTTCCTTGAACAGCCAGAACAAGTGGCTCTGATGACTAAGTACGGTATATCTCCTGTTATACAAAACAACGACGGTGATGTATTTGGCTGGAATGGCTCAAGTTACACAAAGGTGCTCAAGGTTGATGACCATAACTATGGCGCTGTTGTTGGTGGGATGATTAAGTCATTTGTTATTAGCGCGGTTACAGGTGGTATTCTTGACTTAGCATTAGGTGCGCTAACTGGTGTTGGTGGTACTGTTGGGGAGATTGCAAATGGGATTAAAGACTTCCTTACTACAAATGTTGGGGCTGCTGGCGTTTCGTCAGATGTTGCTAGTCTCCTTGAAAACTCTAATATTATTTTTAACCTTGCACAGGGTGCGTATGACGTTACTCAGGTAGGTGATAATCCTCCCGGTGTAGACATGGAGGATGGTACAACTCGTTATAGTGTTTTTGATCTTCCTCCCGGATATATATACGATCAAGTTAAGGGTGTTGTTCTTCATGAAGAAAGCGGCACTGAGTATGCCATTGATCCAAGTCCTTGGGGCATTAGAACAATCCTGCCTGATAATCTTAATGAGGGTGGTGGTGACACAGGCGGTGAAGTTTCTGCGGGAACGGAAGGGGGTGGTGACGATACTGCTGTTGACGCAGACGGTGACGGTGTCCCTTCTGATTTAGACCCTGATGACAACGATCCTACTGTTCCCGGTGATAACGATATGTTTGGCGGGGAAGAAGTAGAAGGTAGTTCAGATCCTGTAGGTGACGAGCGCGATTGGATCTACACAGGTAACGGTTGCTTTATTCAGATAGGAGAAGACGGTTTACCTATTCCGGGTACGTATGTATGTGATCCTGATTACACTGTAAATGACTACGAAGACTACACTATTGGTGGTACGTACAGCGCAGGTGAAAACCCTTTTGGTGATCCAGACGAAGAAACAGAAACAGAACATCCAGAAAAGGGAGCTACGTTAGAAGACTGTGTAGCTGGTAAAGTTGTTATTTACACAGCAGATGGTGAAGGTAATTGGGAAGAAGAAGTTACTGACAAAGATTGTGGAATACAAAGCGATCCTAACTACTCAGATTCTGATGTTTATCTTCCTTCTACTATCTGCCCTAGTGGGTGGGAAGATGAGATAGGTGTATGTCACGCTGAAGGACCAGACGGTGATGACACAGACAGTGATTCTGATGGTGACACAGACAGTGATTCTGATGGTGACACAGACAGTGATTCTGATGGTGATGATAGTAGTGGCGGCCCTGACGGGATAACCGATGTTATTACTGATATTCTTGGAGAGTTTTTAGACTGGGGCGATTACGGTGATGGCAGCGGAGACGGTGATGGCAGCGGAGACGGTGATGGTAATGGTGATGGCAATGGTGACTTTAATTTACCGCCTTCACCACCACAAGGTGCTGGAGTCTGGAAAGATTTTCAAATGGGTATTGGATACCGACCACCTGAAGTACCATCAAACGCTTTTAAAGAACAGCCTGATTACGTTGCATTAACAGCTAGTAATTCTACTGAGGCGCTTAATAATATTATTAAAAGGCAGGGCGGTGGTATGCTTTTAGGGGATGATTATGTTTAATTTTAACTTTACTCCAGAACAACTGGATATGATTGAAAATATGGCAAATAATGGGGGAAGTCCTGCCACACCTGCACCACCACCTCCAACGCAAGTGCCTCCTCCTATG